CCAGCAACAGAAAATATCAGAAGAAAACGTCTATCAATTTCTTTTATATTTTGATAAACTATATGATAAGTTCACCGACCTGGAGAAGAAAGAATTTCTTAACAGCTTTGTGGAACAGGTGGACATTTACGAGCAGGAGCAGCCAGATGGCAGATTCCTGAAGCACATAAAGTTCCGTTTTCCGGTGTATTTTGGAGACAGGGAGACACAGGAACTTTGTTGGGACAACGAAAGTACCGTTGAGAGCGTGGCTCTGTTGACTAAAACACATAAGTAAAAGTGTGAAAATGGCTTGAAATAAGGGGATTTCCAAGATTTTTAGAATTAAAAATCAGACTGCAAAATATGCCTTAAGAAGTGAATAAAATCTAGGAAGTTTTATAGTTGGATAGACAGGAATATTGAGATTGGGTCGATTATACAGAAGTGTTTACTTGTGATTTATGGAAAAGCGAGAGTAGAAATAGACTAATAATCATTTGAAAAATATCGAATTATAATTAGGTTATTTCAGAAAGGAGAGGTGTTTATGCCTGGCAAAGTGAGAGTGATTCCGGCTAATACAAATGAGCCGATGAAACATGTTGTCATCTATGCTCGTGTGAGTTCTAACACTATGGAACAGTTGGATAGCTTAAAAGCACAGATTTCTGGATTGACAAAGTTTGTATCCGGGCATAACAACTGGAAACTAGTCGATATTCATATAGATATTGCATCTGCTAAAAAAGATTCTTCTCGTCCTGCCTTTCATCAAATGATAGAAGAGTGTAAAGCGGGTCTTACGGATATAGTTGTGGTAAAAAGCATCAGTAGACTTGGAAGAGATACTGTCGAGGTGCTTGATGCAATAAATACTTTAAGAGAGTCACAAGTGCGAATTATTTTCAAACAAGAAGAACTGGATACATTAACAGTGGGAAGTTCATTATTGATATCCACCATTGAAGCTTGCACCCAGGCTGAGAATGAAACACGAAGTGATAATATCAAATGGGGCATAAAGCAGAGAGCCAGTAACGGCAGCTTGGGGTTTTATCGTAGAAAATGCTATGGCTATGATAAAGATGAAAATGGCGATCTTGTAATCAATGAAAAACAGGCAGAAGTCATTAAGCTGATTTTTGATTTGTATCTTGGTGGTAAAAGCGTATTAGGCATTGTTAAGGAACTGAAAGAAAGGAGTATCAAATCGCCTACAGGAAAAGATAACTGGCCAAAACGTTCTATAGAAGAAATGCTGAGTAATGAAAAGTACATAGGTGTTTCGGTTGTTAATGTAGGTGGCGAAGAAGGTCAGATTTATAAATTGAACAATTCTCATCCGGCAATCATTTCAAAAGAAATGTTTGATGCTGTTCAGAAAGAAAAACATAAACGCAGCAATGTAATTGTTGATGAGAATGGAACACACAGAAGTAATAAGAAATATAGTTCAAAGAAGTGAGGAGGTTCGTTTCATGCTACTAAGTAATCTAAATGAATTGAAAAATGATATGGTTAGTAAGAAGTGGACTATATGTAGCTTTCTATTTAGATATAAATCAGTTGTATATATAGTGCTTGTAAAAAGATTTGTAGGTAAGGAAAAGCGAGTAAATCAATATGCACTAGTAAAGCTCCATTTTATGAAACGTGACGATTTAAACGATGGATTGGAAATTGAAGCCAATTCTTCTAAAATATTAATTGATGCAAAAACCTTAAGACAGTATTTTGGTATTGAGTATCAAGATAACTTAGGAGATATTTTAAAACAATTTACTGAAACTTTCGGAAAAGCAATTCCAATGAATATTCCTAAAAATATTTCAGATGAGGAAAAAGGTGCAATGGTGAAGTCACTTAGTATAAGTGATTCAGAAGATCCAAATAAAATTTATTGTTATAAAATAAAAAGAAACCCTAATGGTGGAAAAAGAAGTGATTTCAATTCGGATAAAACAAAACTATTAAGGCCTGGTTTATTTAGAAAATTTGAGAATGAACCTGGCGTTAGCTTTTGCTATTCTGATGATCCGCTTAAAGAAAATGATGATTCAACTATTTTATACAATTTCTCAAAATAGCCTATTCTCAAATGCCGAGCAGATGGGCATTCATATACATATGAATTATAACAAAAACAGCAATAAATAAAGGCTTTTTTGAGAACTCTTCATAATTCTGAAAATAGCCTAATAATTTCATGTGGAGAGCGTAGTATTGTTGTCAAAAGTACAGAACTGAATACCGAAAAAGGCTTGAAAATAAAGCATTTCCGAGAGATGGAGGTATTCTTCCGGCTCTCGGATTTTTGCGTTTTAGGGGTATGGTAACTTGGCAAAAGCGAGGGTTGAGTTGACAAGATGATTTTGTGTAGGGTTGAGTAGATGGGTTTGATAATTCACTTGAATCATGGGTATTAATACACAAAACTTCAATTGCATAACTGGATTTAATTTTGCGTTCGCAAAACTTTATAGACTTTTGCGTAATTTTGTGATATAATATCTTTTGTAAACTGGATGCCTTGAAACGCTGGGGGTTCAAGATATTTGAGTATGTACATAAGAATGAAAACGGGGACAAAATATGGAGGTAAAGCGAATGCGTTTTAGCTACAATAAATTGTGGAAATTATTAATAGACCGAGGAATAAACAAAAAGACCTTGCGTGAGATGAGTGGTATAAGTGCTACATCTGTTGCTAAACTCGGAAAAGGTGGCAATGTCAATACAGATGTGCTTCTTAGGATATGTGATGCGCTGAACTGTGATGTTGGGGACATCATGGAATTTGTTAGAGAAGATAAATTTGATGAACAGGAACGAAAGGATGCACTTACCAATGGGTAACATCGATACATCCGTGGCAGGGGTTGAAAAATGTAGTGCCGTAGATGAAGCATTAAGCCTTTTCTATTTATATATACAAGATACATACTCGTCTAAAGATGTTGAATTGATTTGTAATGAGTTAAAGGCTATTGCCAGACGAGAGGACTTTATGTGTAATAAGTTTGATTCAACCAAGCGTACCTACACACAAGTTCAAGATGCTCTTTCAAAAATAAATGAAAAACAGAGTATAAGGAAAAGTAAGGGCGTATATTACACTCCAAATGATGTGGTGCGTTTTATTCTTACAAACAGTATTAAAGCTTCATTTGGAAAACTTACGGTTTCCAATATCAGTGATATGAGCCTGGATAATATACCGTATCGTTCATTTTGCTGTAATAAAACCGTATTTGACCCAACGTGCGGAGCGGGAGAATATTTGCTTACTGCACTCGAAATGAAAATTAATTTGCTGAAGAACAAGACAAATATTACAAAGAATCTTGTGCGAAAAGCAGTATCCACTATTTATGGTAATGATGTGAATGGTGAATCAATCATAATTACAGAATTGAGATTGCTGTTACTCATTATAGAGACTTGTGGTGTGGCTTATTGTACTGGTCTTGGTAACATAATGAACAGACATTTTACATCGTTTGATTTTATTGCGGATGAAGCAACGTTTGAAGATAAATATCATATTGTGGTAGGTAACCCACCTTATGTTGAAGATTTCAAGTCAGGTCTTGAACTCAGCGATAGGTACGGAAACATATATGCCAATATCCTTCTCAATGCAGCTAAAAATCTCGAAAAAAATGGTGCTATTGGCTTTATTATTCCGCTTTCCTACGTGTCTACTCCGAGAATGAAAAAACTTAGAGATGAATTAGGGGTGCTGGTTTCGGAACAGTATATTTTGAGTTTTGCAGACAGACCGGATTGTTTATTTGATTCGGTGCATCAGAAATTGTGCATTTTGATTGGAAAAGATAAAAAGTCAGAAAAGACCGTTTATACTGGAAATTATCAATATTGGTATAAGCAAGAACGTGCTACTCTTTTTACAGACATTCAAATGGTTAAAAATAAGCACAAAAACGAAGATTTTATTCCTAAACTGGGAACTGAGCAGGATATCGTCATATACAAAAAGATTACTGACACAAGAAAAATGCAGTCAGTATATGATATATCGAGAAATGGGACGGAGTCTGTATACTTAAATCGCCGTGAAGCATTTTGGATGAAAGCTTACAGAGAACAGGTGGATGACCCAGAATATAAAGTGTTTAGTTTCAAAAGTCCGATAGAGGCGGATTATTGTTATTGCCTGATCAACTCTTCCTTGTTTTGGTGGTACTGGATTAGCGTGTCTGACTGTTGGCACGTTAGTAAAGATTTAAACGGCTTCATGATGCCAATGAAGGTAAATATGACCGGAGCTACAGAATTGGCACAAGGCTTGAGACAGAGATTAGAAGAAACAAAAGTGTATGTAGGTACAAAGCAAACGCAGTATGAATACAAACATCGAGAATGTTTGGAGGAGATTCGTGCAATAGATGATTTTATAAATGCTGCGTATGGATTAACTGAAGCCGAAAGCAACTATATCAAGAATTTTGCTATTAGGTACAGGACGAGCGGAGGAATTGACGCAGATGAAAATAATTGATTTATTTGCGGGATGCGGAGGCTTATCCCTTGGATTTATCCAAGCGGGATTTAGCGTTGAGAAAGCTGTAGAGTATGACCCTGTTATAGCAAACACATATAAGCGTAACCATCCTGAAGTTGATGTAATTGTTGATGATATAAAAAATATAGATACTTCTGATATGTTCGCGGGAACGATGGCTGATGTCATTATTGGAGGACCACCATGCCAAGGATTTTCTATGGCGGGTGCAAGAATCAGACAGGGATTTATTGACGACCCACGAAATTATCTTTTCAAACATTATTTTAATGTTGTAAAAACGGTTATGCCTAAGGTTTTTGTTATGGAAAATGTAAAAGGCATATCTACAATGCAAGGTGGGAAAATTTTTGAAGAAATCAAAAGAATTTTTCAAGATCCTGAATCACTCAACGGAAAACCATACCGCATATATCACAGAGTAATCAATGCTGCGGACTTTGGAGTCCCGCAGCGAAGAGAAAGAATGATTATTATAGGAACTCTCATTGATGGAGTGGATATTGATGCTTTGTGGAAAAAAACCATAAAGGACATAAAAAATGAGTATCCGAACTATTTTGATGAAGTGACGGTAAGGGATGCAATAGGAAATCTTTCGATGACAAGTGAAGATGGTGTGATTGATAATCCGTTGCCGAAAACCGCTTATGAAAAGTATTTATCCAGCGATGCACATACAATTACAAACCATACGCGGTCGCGTCATTCAAAGGTTGCAATAGAGAGAATGCGCCAAATTAAAAACGGAGAAAACTACACAGTATTGAATGAACAGATTAATTCTGTTCATAGTGGTTCGTATGGTAGACTTTGCTGGAATGAGCAAGCATCAACAATCACCACAAGGTTTGATACTCCTGCAGGTGGTCGGTTTATCCATCCGGATGAAGACCGTACACTAACGCCAAGAGAAGCGGCAAGAATTCAAAGTTTTCCTGATAGCTATGTTTTTTATGGAGACAAGCGTTCAATAAGCCGTCAGATTGGTAATGCGGTTCCTCCAAAAGTATCGTACTTTCTTGCAAGATTGGTTAGGAACATATTGAATGTAGAAAATAGCGAGAACATTGGAGAGTGATTTAAATGAAGAACCTATTGTTCACAGGTAACCCGGCAACGGGCAAGACTTTTCTTGCCAGAGCCGCTGCGTATTATCTGTGTTATGAAAAATCAAATATTGATAGCCTCCAATCAAAAGATATCCATAACGATTTGGATAAAATCGAGGATTTCATTGACCGTGATAGATGTGAGTTTATTCAAGTTCATCCGAGCATGACCTATGAGGACATTGTATACGGGATTGATATTAAAGCAACCGGAACAATGACGGTGGATTATGTAGAGAAACGCATCAAAAAACTTTGTGACAGAGCTGGAGATACAGATGAACTTTATGCAGTAATAATTGACGATATTTCAAGAGTAGATGCAGGAGCACTACTCGGAAATCTGATTTATGCAATTGAGTTCCGAAACGAGGCGGTTTCTCTTTCTGATGGCACCACATTGTGTATTCCAGATAATGTCATTGTCATTTTTACAGAGTGTAGAAATTTTCATGCGGGTCATCTTGATTATGCACTGAGAAGAAGAATGGATTATGTTGCAGATTTAAAATCGGATCGGGATGTGCTTGAAAAATACTATGACTCTGTTAATGCGAATGCAGGAAGAATTATTATAGACATATTTGATAGTATAAAAGAATTCTTAACTACAAATGCTGCGCCAGGAGTTCCTGATGTTGAAGAAAAATATATGCCTGGACACGGTATGTTTATGGTAGAACGCACTGGAACAGCTTATTTCGTACTTGACAAGTTCAAACAAAAAATGATGTATCAAATCTTCCCGTTTATTAACAACCTTTCTTCCTTGGGAATTTTACGCGGGAATATTGAAACATATGAGAAAGCACTTGAATCAAAACTGAACACGGGGATATCTAGTTTAAATCGTATATCTGACATCCGGAAAGTTATGGTGAATTCAGGTGAACGTGTTGAACCATATTCGTTAGAAGATACCGTTAGGTATTATGAAAATGAAATTATTTCTAATCGATGTTCGGATTATAAAGGGATTTTAGAGAGCGTCATAGATGCTATTGTGTTGAATGGTGTTTTTCCATGTGACATAGCCACAGACTCACTTTTATTCAACATTGAGGTTGCATCGGTTCCAAGCAAATCAGTTCCGGTTGCATATGCCTCGTATTTGGTAAAATTGAATGATGCGTCAAGTTTCTATTATGAAACAGCAGTTAAGGGTAAAACCAGGAGAAATCCTCATGCATATTATTCAACTCACCCAGGCAATGTCGGAAGGTGGGCAGAGAGAACGGATGTGGCTGCATATGAGATTTCATACACAGATGGTTCCCCAAGTGACACATATCTCCCGTTAAACGGATTGAGATTGCATACATTTACGGTCAACAATGTTTGCAAGGATAATAACCCAGCAGAAATATATGGTGCTGTTTATAGACTGTTGCTGTATTATCTGAAACTTTATGAAATGAATATTTCTTTAGTTAAAGGACACAGTGAAGCATATGGTGATTTAGATGATCTAATCCAGTTGGAAATTAGGTATCTCGAAGCATTACACGATGGATTAAAGAATGTTAATGCGGCAACCCAGACAGAAAGAGAAAAAGCACGAATTGATTATTTTAGAACGAAAATGATGAATCTGCACACATTATGGAGTCAGAAAGGAACCCATATTTGTGTCGATAAGGAAAAATTTGATGCGTTGGTTTTGGGAACAACCGCATTTGATGTTGATACATATGAGGATATTTTTAATATCACGAATGGTACGGAGAAAATCGTAGAGATAAAAGGAGTTGTAAAAATGACTGATTTAAAAGACTATCAACAAATCATGGAGAATATCGGTGTTAGACAGATGATATTCCAAGGCCCTCCTGGCACTTCGAAAACTTTTGAGAGCAAGAAATTTGTATTAAAGCAATTGAATCCTGAATCAGAAGTGTTTACAAGCCGTTTTGTAAGCCAGGAAGATATTTCTTCTGCATTGGATACATATAAGCTCAATGAGAGTGACTATGCAAATCCTGCTGCTTCAGCAAAGTTGTCAACAGGAGGATGGGATTTGGTTCAGTTTCATCCATCATACGGATATGAAGATTTTATCCGTGGTATTGAAGTTAAAGCGGATGGTGGTCTTCCATCCTACAACAGCGTAAACAGAATTCTGGGTAAAATTGCGGAGTTTGCTAAAGTTGCAGAAAAAACTAACCCTGATGAACCACCTAAATTTTACCTTGTTATAGATGAGATAAACAGGGCAAATATTGCCACTGTTTTCGGCGAGTTGATTTATGGATTGGAATACCGTGATAGCAAAGTTTCCACACCTTACGAAGTTGAGGACAAAGTCAGTACTCCTGTATCAAGGACAAAGGATATTGTTCTCGGAAAGAACCTATTTATTATTGGTACAATGAATACTGCAGATAAATCTATTGATTCGATTGATTATGCTATTCGAAGACGTTTTCTTTTTGTCGATAGTCCGGCTGACAGGGATGTTGTTATTAGCTGTTACAAGAATGTATCGGAGAATGAGGACGAAAATTCAATTGAATTATTGGTTTTTGATGCAGTACAAGCTATATTCGACAACGAGAGTTATTTCAATGATGAATATCAGAAGAGTGATGTGCGTCTTGGTCATACGTATTTCCTTCGTAAGCGTAAAGAAGGATACGAGGAAGATTTTGTGGAACGTTTTGTCTTCCAAATCATTCCAATTCTAAAGGAATATGTAAAAGACGGGATTTTGGATACCATTGAAGACTTGATTGCTATTGAACACACTCCCTCAGAGATAAGGGATGCTACTGACCGCGGTGAGCGAGTACGCTTTATTAGTGATAACATTATGTTATATGTAAAGGAATTTGGTAACATGACCCGAGCAGGAAAGCGTATTGACAACGAATATGTTGGAACCTTTATTGAAGAAGTGAGGACAAAGATAGGATATTGATTAGGAAGGTGATGTTATGGCGCGAGATGTAATAATACACCAAATAAATGACTGGTCTGTGTTGAATAGTAAGGATGATGTATGGAATAAGATTGACTTATCAACTCTAGAAATAAATTTTGGAATTCACAAATTTCAAGGTAGGCTTTGGAGCAGTGGTTATGTTGGAGTAGGAAGGCTGCATGACAAGAATGGACGTTATTTGCAGTCGGCAGGAAAGGAACATATTGTCGTTGTTACTTCGCAATATGGCATGGAACCTTGGAATATGCTTGAAACGGTAATGACTGATGATGAGTACGATGACTACATTGCCGAAATGGAGGCTGAGGGCAGATCATTATTCCATGTATTTTATGACCAACCGCTTATTAAACTTTCCCAAGATATAGAGCAGGATGGAGAACTTTTGTACGCATTAAGTTTTATAACTTCATGCTATGGTTTATGCAAAAAAGGCTTGAAAAAAACAATGTTCCACCAAGAGGAAAACTATTCTTCAAAGGTTAGAGGAAAGATTGAAATTAAAAAGAATATACGGATGAACACCTGCAAGGGTAGAAATGACAGATTCTATTGCAAATATATTGATTTTACTGAGGACAATATTGAAAATAGAATTTTGAAGGCTACTTTGCTGAAATGCAAAGAAATTGTAGGGAGACGCTTTCCAGCTACATCAGAGGTGTCAAAGAGAGTGGCATATTGTATGAATTCATTCCGCCGTGTTCAGACCGTCCGTATTAAGACCAGTGATTTTAATGGCGCAGACGCATCGGGATTGTATATGTACTACAAACCGCTGTTGCAGCAAGCAAGGTGTATTTATGGACAAAAATATTATGCCTACAAAAATGAAGAAGGAAAATCGGTTGCGAAAAGCATATTTACAATCCCTTATATGATTAATATGGAGGCCTTATTTGAGTTTTATACACGTATAGTCCTTAAACGAACGATTGACCAAAGCAAATATTCGTTGGACCGTTATTCGAAAAGGCTGTTTATTCAAAAGGATGTTACTGATATTTCGGAAGTTGAGAGAGGCATACATCTGATGCCGTACTGTATTCCGGATATCATTATTCGAGATAATGAGACGCAGAATCCGGTTGCGGTTATAGATGCAAAATATAAACCGAATACCAGAAGTGTCAGAGCCGATACACACCAGTTGCTTTCGTATGTTCTTTTAACAGGTGTGAAAAAATGTGGTTTTGCTTTTCCTGGGACTGAAAGTAAAGCAAAGATAATGCGTACTACAGAAACAGCAGCCTTACCGTTATCGGTCAATGCGATTAATTATTATGAATTGATTTTTGGAAATGATTCTGATAATGCGGCAGAGGTATTGAAGACGATATTACCGTGAGAGGAATTGTGATGAAATATTATACTGTATATCGTGAGGATACTGAAGAAATAATCGCATTTGGAAATGCAGTAAGATATACGGAAATTCTTGGTCTAAAGGATGCACGACAGTTTCATGCTTTTGTATCTAAAACACGATCTGGATTGCGAAAACACTATAAAGTGGTAGTTGAAGAGAATGATGAAGATGTTGAGGAATAAACATAAGATATTGTTGGTAGAAATATAGAGCATCTATCAAGGAGGGTAGAATTATGGCAGCACATCGTTCATTTGCTGAATATGTAAAAAAGAGATTCGATAATAATTTCTGGGCAGCTGCCGAAAGCTACCTGGATGCAAACCTTGATTCCTTGGGTATTGAACTGAAGAGAATCCATCGTGCCGGAGAAACGGAAATTTCAGATGTTAAGGTGGAACACGTGTGGGTTGAAGACAAGCCGGGCATGGAGATACATTTTGATGTAGCAGTATCTATTTGGTTTGAAACGCATGAGGGTGATTATCATTACGATGATTACGATGAAAATATCGTGTGGATGATGGCTCACTGTCGCGGTGATCTGGACAAGAATCTGGACGATTTTGAGATCCTACAGGTATCGAGGTATGATGGGAAAAAACTTGTGCGAAATTCGATGGATGATTCCCTAGTTCCTATCATTCCGTATGACAAGTTGGAAACAGTAGCCAATGAGATTTTGCAGGAATATTTCCCGGAAGCATTGCATGTGCCGATGAGAGGTCAAGCTGTTGTTTGGGTTGATCCTACAGTCCTTGTTGAACGAATGGGGTTGAAAGTTAAGAGTCAACGTATCCGCAGTGACTCATCAGTGTTCGGTCAGATATATTTTGATGATACCGATACGGAAATGTACGATGCAAAAGCAGACGAAGATGCATCTATTCATATTGAAGGAAGAACGATTGTAGTAGATCCGCAGATGTATCTTCTTCGCAATCTTGGTTCGATAAACAATACAATCATCCATGAGTGTGTCCATTGGGATAAGCATCGAAAAGCATTCAGACTGGAACAGTTGTTTAACGAGACTGCATCTCATATAAGTTGTGAGGTGTTGGGAGATGCCAGTTCTGGGATTTCAAATAAATCCACGCATTACATGGAGACACAAGCGAATCAGCTTGCACCAAGAATTCAGATGCCACAGACTCCGTTTAGAGCCAAGGCGAACGAGTACATAGCTACATTTTTGCGTGAGACCGATGCTCAATACGAAATAGATGTTATGGAGATGGTCATCAATCAACTTGCAGTCGATTTTGGAGTATCCAGGCAGGCGGCTAAGATTCGATTAGTAGAACTTGGATTTGATGGTGCAATCGGAACTTTTAACTATGTTGATGGTCAGTATGTCCGACCACATGGTTTCCGAAAGGACTCAATTGAAGCATATCAGACATTTACGATAAGTGCTCAAGATGCAGCTATTCAGCGCTTCTCAAATCCGGAACTCCGTGAAAAGACTGCTAATGGTGATTATCTGTTTATAGAAAATCATTATGTCTACAATTCTCCGCTATATGTTTGCACTGATATGGACGGTCGGCTTATGCTGACTGATTATGCCAGAGCACATATGAACGAGTGTTGTCTTGTCTTTGATCTAAGCATCACGAGTAAGGTAGAGTCCGCATACCATACTATCTGCTTCTTGAACAGAGAGCAGAGTGATATTACCTTTGATGTAAAATATCACAATGGGTATCAGAATGCTCCACCGGAACGACAGATTGCAATGCGAAAGAAGCAACAGGAGGAGTGGCTGAATATTCGAAAGCAGATGACGGACGATCCAGAGCAGTGCATGGAGTTGTTGCTAGACTGGAGAAATATGAAATACACGGATCTCGGTGACTTGATTGATAGAGATCCGAAAACAATCAGCCGTACCGTTAAAGGGAAAACAGCTCCGAATCTGAACACTGCTGTGTTGATTTGTTTCGGGCTTAATTTGCCACCAATGATAAGCGAGAAGCTGTTGGATGTTTTGGGATGTAAGCTGAAACCGTTTAATCCAGAACATCAGTGGATTAGTGAAGCCTTACATGTGAAGTACCCGGAACCACTGTGGGCTGTTAAAGAATATCTTGAGCAATATGATGTAGCAATTTAAAAATTTATTTTATAAAAAAACGGACATGCCATGTCCGTTGCTAGAGTGACCTGGAAGAAGAAAACTTCCGGTTTTTTTTACTATGCGGCAAAAAAAGAAAGTTTAATTGCAAAAACATGCAATAGCAAAAGTTGTATTGCATGTATTGACAAAAAGCGTGAATGGTGTATAATAATATCATCAAAATGCAAAGGAGACATTGCTATGTCAGAAGAACGAAAATTAGCTGATGTTAAAATTAGCGATATCAAAGATGTAGACATAATGCGTGGTTTCATAGCAACTGCGGGTATGGGACTCTGCAATAAAGATGAAATCTTGGATAAAAAGCAGGTGGTAGAAGATAAACTAGATGATATAAATAGCCATCTTGCAGAACTTGAGGATGCACTGCAAAGGTGGGAACGCACGGAGCAAAGTTCATCATCAAAGGAAAGCTATGATCTTATCGAAGAATATGGAACGGAGGAGAGCATACGTAATCGTCTGGATGTACTGAATAAGGAACGTACTCAGTGGGCAGGTTTTCTTACTCAGTTGGAGTCATACTTAAGTGAATGTAAAAATTTTAATAAAACGCTTTGTTTTTCAAATATTCGGGAATTATTACGTCAAAATCCAGATGTTAAAATAGGCCAGATTGAAAAGGAAGCAGGAATCAGATTAGGATATATGTCTCGTCTGGAGAAGGATGGAAATACATCCGAGCCGAGTGTGGAATTTGTTGTAACGGCAGCAAAGCTTCTTAAGGTTAGTGTTGATACCTTGATATCTGTCGATCTTACTGGACTTACACCGACAGAGCAGTATATTACAAGTTTCTTCGATAAATTAAAGGAAGATACATTAAAGGATAGGCTCGATTGGAATCGAGAGACAGCGTTTAATTTGAATCGAATGGAGCCGGATATGAATGGTTTCGTATACCATCCTCTGTTTGCAGAAGAAACATTTTATGAGGAGACAGACTGTGAATATCCGCAGGAAGTAACTAGAATCGTATTCAATTCAAAGACCTTTGGTCCCAAGACATATATTGCCGGAGATTGTTTTAATCTTAGATTAAAAAATGGAACAACGCTTTATCTTATGGATATTGAGAAGAGCGTTCATAAAGTTGGAGATTCTTCTGCAGCTGCTAAAGAAGCCTGGATGTATGTACCGTCCAAGGGAAGTCAATTGTTGGTAGCCTCACAGGATGATACACCAGTTGCTCTGTTTCTTGAGTTACTGTTCTCAACTGTAAAGGAGCGTATGGAACATCCGAAGGTAAACAATGACGTGATGTATGCAATTGATGCATTCATGAAGGATGATATATCTGATGACATGGATGAAATGCCATTCTAAGAAGGAGGTTGAGTTGATTGATAAAGACGTCTATTAGAAATCTTCACAGCGACAAAGATATACCACCTCGTTTCTGCAATGTTATTGTAAACGGAGACGATGTAACGCTTGAGGTAAAGATAAATAAAAATAAGTTTGAAACGATTTCTTGGGAAGACATGCAATACCAAGTAAATCAAGCAATAATGAAAGCAGCAAAAGAATGAATTAGAAACTACCGCAAACTGCCCCGTAAAGAATCGAGGAGCTAACCGCCGGAGTTATCTACAAAAGCCTTTATAGGCAAAGTAGGTAACTCCGGTTTTTTTGTGTTTTACGGCAGTTTTCAGCGGACATGGCGTGTCCATCACGAGAAAAATTTCCAGTGTACACTATAAATAAAAACACCTGACACTGAGATGGATACAACGAAATGCGTATCCATCTCAGTGCCAGAGGCACTTAAAAAATAATATCACAAGGCCTGATTAGCTATAAGGGCATTGGGATACAGATATCGGCATCAATCACAGGATAACCTGTGAAAGGTGCGATAGAAGTACCCTTATTTCCTTATGCTCTTTTTTCAGGCAATTCATGGGTCGGTACTTCTATAAGCACCGACCCTATTTGTTTCCTGTGCCCTTCTGCAAGAACCAGGCAGAAAGGCAGGAACTTTATGAAAATCAAGATTCGTTACGAGAACGAGTATCAGACACTTGAGGTCGAAAACATGGAATTGGAGAAATGGTTAAATATCTCCATTTCAGAAGAAGAAAGTCAGGAAGACTACGAAAAGAGAGTCCAGGATGTAATCGAAGAGAGATTCAACAGACCCGATTACAACAGTTGGCACAAGCATGACCGCCATACCGGCAACGCTTATATGAAGAGCAAGGACGGGACAGTTGAGGTCAACACAGAAGAGGCAATCATGTTCAGAGCAGCTGATAAGTCACCCTTTAACATTTCTATTGATGGTGTACATAACCAGCTTGAATACGAAGAATGCTGTGAAACATTGAGAAGTCTTCTTAAACCTGCGCAGGCAGATATGGTTATTGCTATTGCCCTTGACGGCTACACCGTTGGTGAGTATGCAGCAGAAATTGGTGATGATGCCAATAATGTCAGTCACCGTTACAGAAGAGCAATCAACAAATTAAAAAAAGTCTTTCAAAAAACGTCCTTTTAACCTTGTCACCAAGGCTACCAATTAGGAGACAAGGGTCTCCAAGAAATTATATGGAGGTAATTCGAATGGACGAATTAATCAGAATCAATTTTGACAGTGACAGACCTACTGTGAGTGGTCGAGATTTACACGCAGCATTGGAACTGAAAACTGCATATAAGGACTGGTTTCCGAGAATGTGTGATTACGGATTTGAAGAAGGTACAGACTTCTGCTCATTTTTGAGCGAAAGTACAGGTGGAAGACCTGCAACAGATCATCAGCTTACTATTGCAATGGCAAAGGAACTCTGTATGATTCAGCGTTCAGAGGCAGGTAGAAAGTTCCGTCAGTACTTCATCAAAGTTGAAGAGGCATGGAACTCGCCCGAAGCAGTAATGGCAAGAGCATTACAGTTTGCTAATAACCAGCTTTCATTGGTGAAGAAACAGAACTTGGAACTTCTTGAAATAGTAGCAGTACAAAATCAGCAGATTGCAGAGATGAAGCCAAAGGCAAGTTATTACGATGTGGTCCTTAATTGCAAGGATTTAGTAGCAATTTCTGTTATCGCAAAAGACTATGGTTGGACAGCAAATCACATGAATCAGTATCTTCATGAAAAAGGCATTCAGTTCAAGCAAGGAAAGAAAATCTGGCTCTTGTATAAAGAGTATGCAGAAATGGGACTTACTTCGACAAAGACGCATATCTACAGCGGTTCTGATGGTTCAACCCATTCAAGATCACATACTTACTGGACGCAGAAAGGACGATTGTTCATTTATGATCTTTTAAAGAAAGATGGAATATTGCCAATTATGGAGCAGGAGGATTAAGAGATATGGGTGTTGATAAGTTTAATCACGAAGGGTACTTTGACCCGACCACATACGAGGCTCTTACCAACATCCACCGTGAGGAAATGGCAACTGATAAAAAGGCTGCCTATCTTTCTTTGGTGTATGTGTGCAGTCCGTATGCAGGTGATGTTGAAAACAACGTGGCAAATGTACAGAGGTCTGAGTCTTCAGTGGTGTGATAAGCCGTGGCATGGCTCGTGAGATTGGTGTTGCCAAGAAAAGAAGAATGAAGATCAGATGGTTTCCCCAGGATTTGAATGAGGTTGGAGAATATGATTAATTTTACTGTTTATTCAGCAGATTGTGTCGGCAACAGCGGTAACTGTCTGTATCCCAATAAGAATATTGTAACAGGTGAAGAGTCTTTTATCACAGCAACCAAGAAGATATGCAGAAAACATGAAGAAGTGAAAGTTTGGTCTGGGAAAAGTGCTGCATGACAATATCAGATTGACTTACACATGAATCCAATTTATAATAAAGTCAAAATGAAAATGACATAAACGGAGGGAATAAAAATGGAAAAGATTGAAACACTGGAAGCCGCACTTAAGAGAATAGCAGAATTGGAAAGTGAAAACGAGAAACTTCGTGAAGAACTGGAGTATTATAAAAACAGAAAGATGAGCGGACGACAGAAACATAATGCTAAGTGGATGGCAATCTACAATGATTTTGTTGCCGGTTATGAAAGTGGAATGACTATGGCAGAGATTGCAAATCGCAATAATGTCAGTAAGAGAACGATTTACAGGTATAAAGCGTATTACGATAAAATAACCAAAACAGAACACTAGACCATTTTGCTGGCGTCAGCAAAATGGTCTGATATAATGCTTTGGAACTAAAAATGAACGGAGGAGTTTTATGGCAGAAGATAAAAAGAAGGAAATTGCTGTTGCAGTAATAAACGTAACAGAAGAATACCTGAAAGAAAAACTCTATGAGGTTAGAGGGAAAAAGGTATTATTGGGTGCTGATTTAGCAGAAATATATGGGTATACAAATAAAAGATTTAATGAGCAGGTGAGAAATAATATTGAGAAATTTGATCCTGATTTTATGTTTGAATTGACAGATGATGAGACAGAGTATTTGCGGACGAATTTTTCGACCGCAAATATAAGTTCAAAAAGTAGATATAATCCTCATGTATTTACAGAGCAAGGACTATATATGCTGATGACTGTTTTAAAAGGACCATTGGCTGTTAAACAGAGTAAGGCATTAATAAGAACCTTCAAAAAAATGAAAGATTACATATTAGAAAATCGTGATTTGATCGGACAGAGAGAGTTACTTCAGTTAAGCATGGAGACTGCCAACAACCGAATTGAAATTAGCAAAATCAATTCTGATATGATATCTCTTGAAAAACAGATTTCGGATGTCGTAGAGGGATTGAAGGATGTGGTGACGAAATCTGAACTTGCGGATATGATGAACAGTTTCATTTCGGACGATGATGAAAAGTGGCTCATGTTTAATGCAAAATTTAGCAGTGCTGATGAGGTTTACGAGTCTATTTACAGGCAGGCAAAGTCATCAATATATGTTGTTGACAATTACATTGGATTAAGAACGCTGGTACATCTTAAGAATTCTCCGGTAGGCGTAAGTATTATTTTATTTAGTGATAATGTTGGAAATAATAAACTTCACAACATAGAATTTACAGATTTCTGTAAGGAATATCCAACTGTAAAACTGTCAATGAAAAAAACTGGTGGTATATTCCATGATCGTTTTATTGTGTTGGATTATGGGACGGCTGATGAGAGAGTTTTTCTGTGTGGTGCTTCTTCCAAGGATGCCGGTTCAAGAATAACAAGCATAGTTGAGGATTACGGAACAGCTAAATATAACTCTGTTATTGCAGGATTATTGAAAAATTCACCATTAGTATTACCAAAATAGGAGATGGAACGTGAGAATATATACAGATTTTGAATGCACTAAGTGTTACCGAGTTCATGTTTGGAGATGCTTTTTTGAAATGTTGTCTACTTGTTTTGATATTTTAGTTGGTATAAAGAACAATGTCGATGACATATTATACCGACAATATTCTGTATAA